TCTTCGTAGTACTTTATTAACTGTGTAGTATCCATGTTGTTATTTTACCACACTTTTGTTACTATGTCAAGCATATTTTTATACTTTTGTCAAGATATTTCTATCCAGTTCACAGCATCTTCATCCCAACTATACATCTTCCCATCGGTAGGCATTGCTACAGGAGCCTCCCATTGAGCCTGAGCGTTTAACAACCAGCTAGCAAAGGGCTTTGGAGGCACAAACGCATCAATGTCTTGCCTGTAGGTATACCCAATCCCTGCGTAGTTCTTACGCATGTTGCCGTTGTAGCTTGTTTGCTTCCACGTTCCACCGAGAATCTTCTCTAGGTGAGCAGCACCGATGTGTTCTTTCTCAACGCCAAACGCATCAGCCGTGTCTTTGTTATCAACTACGACAACCTGCTGTACAACACCGTTCTCATCAATGCGGGCAAAATGTGCCATCATGCCTCCAATTTCAATCCGGTTAAATCCATCTCTTCCCCGACGACTCCGACAGGGAAGGTATTAAACGATAGTGAGATTCTTGTTTCTTCGCCTTTGACTTCAGGAACCATATGTGTGAGCGACGAAGGAAAGAGAATCAAGCGACCTGCATAAGCCTCAAACCACCACGATTCACTGTTATACGGGTTCCACTGGTCAGGAGGAAATTTAATCTGCTGCCAGCCATCTTTGTAGAAGTAAATCCGATCATCAGGGTTAGTCTGGACGTAGAACACACCTGAGATATAACTATTAGGATGAGCGTGTTTGTGGTGGTACTGGCCTTGCTCGCTGTAGTTACACCAGCTTTGCGTGACTCTTAACGATACGTTGTGCTTAGGGTTCACCGTGGACTTGAAGTATTCCGAGACAGCATCTTCAATAAATGAGCGCAGGGACGTTAGAGCTGGATCACGCAAGACGAAGTTGTTCGTGCTTGTGGTGTTGCCCATATTCGGTCTTGTCTGCAACTCACGGATGAAGAACAACTCCTCATCGCTCAGAGGTCTACCAAGCTCTGCAAAGCCTACAGGTATGGGGAATAAGTTATGCAACTGCACGTTCAAATTCCTCACAGGCTATGCCCATCTCTTTCAGTTGCTCGTCAGTGTAAATCGTTGGGATGCTGTCCTCAAACTCTCTGATCTTGTCAATGACCCAATACACTTCTTCAATGCTTGGGCATGGCCGTGGATCATCCCATCTTGTAAAGACGTTGTTTGATATTTCCCACTTCGCACCAGGACGAAGTAGGTGCATGGCTGTATCAATGCCTAGAAATTTGTAAACTTTTGTAGTCATGTTATTGATTGATTTTGATGATTACGATACCGGAGCCGCCTGCACCGCCTACGGATGCGCTGTAAGATGGAGAGCCTCGCCCACCACCTCCACCACCACCGCCAGTGTTTACGGTCCCTGCTGTGCCTGCTCCGGTTCCCGTGTCAGAACCGTTACCGTCACCGCCGCCACCCTTTTGAGATGCAGGCGAAGATACTCCACCACCTAAACCGGCAGTGACGTTGCCATAAGCCCCTCCTCCGCCGCCGCCTGCATAATAAACCGTTGAACCTGTAATTGTTGAGGTTCCAGCTAAACCTCCATTACCACCAGCAGAAGGATTTAACCCAGGCTGACCAGCGCCGCCAGCTCCACCTCCTCCGCCACCAGCGCCGCTAGTTCCATTTCCTGAACCACCAGCATAACCTTGCCCTGACGGAGATGCTGCACCGCCAGCACCACCTAGAATACCGCCCCCACCAGACCCTCCGGCGCTACCAGCCCCGTTGGTTGGTAAATAACCAGGAGCACCACCACCACCATTAGAGGTTATTGTTGAAAAAGGAGATGGCCCTGCAATAGATGATGGATTACCGTTGCCTCCAATATTGGTGCTATTAGACGGAGACCCGCCAGCACCGCCGCTTCCAACCGTAATGGTGTAATCTTGACCAGCGGTTACTGAAACCCCAGCTCCAGTCCTAAAACCGCCAGCACCGCCACCACCGCCGTAAGAGCCACCACCACCGCCACCACCCGCAACCACAAGGTAGTCAACAGAGGTCACACCCGTAGGACATTTCCACGTAGTCGTGCCTTTGAAGGTAAAGACCGTTTGTGATGGTACGGTGTACTTTAGGATGACAATACCGGAGCCGCCTGCGCCGCCTTGTCCCTGACCAGATGGATTGGAACCGCCTCCACCACCACCACCCCCGGTATTAACAGTCCCGGCATCGCCAGCAGTGTTATTGGTTTTCCCTGCACCACCGCCTCCTGAACCGCCGGTTCCAGCAGTTCCTCCGTTATACGTCCCTCCGCCACCACCACCAGCGTAAGTTACCGAAGAACCACTAATTGTTGATGCAGTTCCTGCGCCGCCGTTGCCACCTGTTGAACCAGTACCATTTGCCCCAACGGCTCCTGCGCCACCACCACCACCAGAACCATAATTAGGAGCATTAGCTCCACTATTACCTCCAGTGTTTCCTTGTGCAGGAGAGAATGATGGCGTATTACCAGCACCACCTGAACCTGGGTTGGTTCCTGATATGCCGTCTGTTGTCCCGCCACCACCTGAGCCGCCCGGCCCTCCGGCAGTTGCGGGGCCAGAAACAGCAATACCAGCTCCATAACCCCCACCAGTTGAAGTAATAGAACTGAAAATACTATCGTTGCCTTTTTGCCCTATATTAGATGTTCCTCCAGCTCCGCCGCTTCCAATAGTTATTGAGTAATCAGTGCCAGCGGTTACAGAGAGTCCGGTTCCAGTTCTAAAACCTCCTGCACCGCCCCCACCACCTCGCTGATAGCCACCCCCACCCCCACCCGCCACTACCAAATAATCAACACTCGTCACCCCAGTAGGGCAAGTCCACGTTGAGGTAGCCGTAAAGGTTTGGATGATGGTGTAGCCTGCGCTGCTTCCAGAAAAGGCAGCGGCAATCATTGCACTTAATGCGCCAGCCATGTTAGGTCACTCCTGCGCCAGAAACATACCAAGTATCTGTAGCTACTTTAAGTAATGTAGCCATTCCCTTTGTTGCTACTGTCCTGTTTCCTGTTGCTCCGTTAGCAAGTTGGAAAGTAACACCAGCACCAGATATTGTTAGGTTTCCTGAATTGTTGTTGACAACAAGAATGGTTGTTCCTACGTCAATGGCTGTTGTTGCGTTGGTGTTAACCGTTAATGTTGCTGTAGATCCACCAGTAAAGTAGATATGCTTTCCTGCGTCACTAGCAGCAACTGTTGTATTTGTACTTTGTGGAGCACCGATGTAACCAACCTTGTTAGTTCCATCTACTGTACAACTTGATAGTGTTCCAGAAGAAGGCGTTCCTAACGCACCTCCAGGAACTACATAATCAGTACCAGCAGTAGCGGCAGATATTGCTGTACCATTACCTTTTAAAACACCTGTTATTGATGTTGATAAAGTAATTGCTGGTGTTGATGAAGCATTAGCAACTGTTCCTGCTAAACCATTAGCTGAAACAACGGACACAGTAGTGACAGAACCACCGCCAGCAGCAGAACTAAACGTTAAATTGCCTGATCCGTCCGTACTTAAGAACTGACCATTTGTCCCATCTGTGGCAGGTAACGTAAATGTTGTGCTAGAAGAAGTATTTGCTGACTGTATCGTAGTTGTTCCAGTACCGCTTGCATTACCCTGGACTTTGAGATTACTCACTTTACTCTCCTAAAAACCAAGAACAACCCAACGCTCGTCTGTTCCTACAGTTACTGAAGCATTTGAGTTAATTGTTACAGGACCAACGCTTAATCCGTTGTAACCGTCTGTTATTGTATAGTTAGATGATATGGTTCGTAGGTTTTCTAATATTGTACTAGAACCACCACCTCCACCAGATCCGTTAGATGCTGCTGTAATACGTCCTTGAGCATCAACAGTGATGTTTGCACTTGTATAACTACCAGCAGTGACTGCTGTATCAGCAAGGTTTAAAGTTCTATTAGTGGACAAATCACCACCACCACTTAAGCCTGTACCAGCAGTAATAGTCCTTGATGTACTTACAGCATCAGTAATACCATAACCACTTATACTTGTTGGTGTTGATGTAATCTTTGACCAAGCTAGTGAAGTAATCCATGCTGGGTTAGCATAGGAACCTGATGTTGACGCGTACCCTGCTGAAGCATGATTACCCCAACCATAAGCAGTATCCCATTCTGTTTGCTTTGCTGTTGTAGGAATACTATAGCCAGACGCTAACGATACCGCTAACGTACCACTAGTCGTAATAGGAGATCCACTAACACTTAATCCTGTCGGTACAGTCATCCCTACTGAAGTAACTGTGCCATTTCCTGACAAAGCAGCAATACTACTTAGTGTTGTCTTTACAGTATTACCACTTTGTACGATAGGCACAACTTCAGTGCCAGCTAAAGCACTTGCATTCGATAGAGCTGATATCTTTACGTCAGCCATGTCTACTCCATGATAATATAATCACCAGCTTCTGTGGTGAGGAAATCGCCATTCTCGGTAGCAATAATGTTCGAAACACTTAACCAACCTAAGAAATAAGTAAAGGATGCTTTCTTCCACTGTCCGTCTTGTCTTACTAAAAAATACTCTGGTACAGGATCTTCAGAGGCATCAGGTAAACCATCTAGAGCAAACTGCTGTGTGTTCTGGATGTAAATGTTGTCTTTTGATTTATTTGTCTGAGGTAACTCACCAGCACTTACTTCAATACCATTTGATAACTTAAGAACAAGAGAGTTATCAAGGTCTATGTAAGCATCAACAACCGATACACCATCTTTACCATGCTTACCATCTTTACCGTCTTTACCATCCTTACCATCAACACCGTCTCTACCGTCTTTCCCAGGTAAACCATCTTTACCAGGATTACCTTTTTCACCTCTTGGACCTTGTGGTCCTTCTAATTTAGTAATGGTTTCTGCTTTGGTATCTAACTCACTTACTTTCTTTTTGAGTTTACCAACAACAGCGGCAAGCTGTAGTAGCTTTTCCTCATCCATGATCACTCACCAAGAGCGTCACTGAATTGCTTATCTACTTGCTTTTTAGCCTCCATCTGCATCTTAGCTATGTTTTCGTTACTCTTAATGTCTTCTTCCTTTAACATCAACTCAGCAATCTTAATTCTACGTTCAAACTCACGCTGTGCTGTGTCATCGTTGTTAGGAAGGTTCTGAGTAGCTGCATTAACAATCTTTGCTCTGGTCTCTTCAGGCATTAATTGAGCCTCTACAACGGCTTTCTGAGCCTCAGCAGCAGCTTTCTGTGCTCTAGCTTGTTTTTCCTGCACTGTTGCCTGTGCATCCGCTAATTGAAGCTGTGCAGCCTGTTGTTGTACCTGTTGTTGCTCAGGATTAGGCTGTGTTAGCTGCTGAAGTTGCTGTAATAGGCTTTCTCTGTTAGGTAATGAGGAGTATTCAACAATACCTTGTAGCAATAACGGTACAATAGGACTATTTGGACCTAAAGTAGACATCATTGCCATCATTTGAGCCTGTTCAAACTCTCTAGCAACCATACCTAGCGTACCTGTAGGTATAAATTCAAAGTCTTTTACAGGATAACGCTCTGGAGAGAACTGCATATACCGCCATGCAGCCTTTTGAACGAACGGAATAAGGAAATCTTCTTGGAAATTAACCAATGAACGCTTATTCTTCTTGATGATACCGCTAACAGCCATTGCTAAACCAGCAGCAGCTGCATCACCACCACTAACCTGAGCAGGTAAATTAGCAGTATCAAGGGTTCCAGTAGCTTGCAGCATCATTCTTTCAAAGATCTGAGCTGTTTCGATGTTTGATTTGTCTGTTACACCGAACTTAAATGGTTGTAAGATTTCTTGCGGGTTACCATTGACAAGGATATTCTTTCCTGGTTTGATCTCAAACTTCTGTCCACGAGGTAATCTAGAGGCATCAATAGCCATCATAGGAGCTGCTGTAAGCCCTAAAGAGTCTACATGACTACGAATCTGTGCATCAACAGCCTTTTGCATGTTGTAGGCTTTCTCAGCTGTTCCACGGCCCCAGAAACGACCAGGAACGGTATCAGCTTGGTAGGCTACAACAGGTCTATCTTGCATCATGAATGGGTTTTCTTCACTCTTTAGAAGAACTTCACCATTAGCAATGACAATCAAAGCCTCAACCATCTCTGAATATAGTTCTTCATCAGCAACGGTTGTATCTTCAGGGTTGTCTAACAACTTCTTAGGTACTAATCCATAGTATCTAAGTAGTAATACTTTATCTTGTTGGTAGTATGTCAGATCCTGAGTAGGTTCTAAGTCTGTATCTAATGAGGCATCACCTAGATCAACCTTCTTGTATACTCCATCTTCCATACCTTTGATGACTGCATGTCTTCCGACATACTCTTCAATAGCACAACCCATTGCATCATCAACGGTGGTTGCATTAGGATCAATAAGGAAGTTACGAGGATTAATTGGTTTTAAGTCTACGGACACACGATAGTTAGTGTTTACACCAATCATAGCCAATCCAGGCTGTGCTGTAGGCTGTGTTGCTGGTGCTAGGCTCTTCTTTTGTTTTACAATCAGTTCACCGATACCAGTACCGTAAATCTCAGCTAAGGTCATTACTTGACCAATCTGTTTACGTACCTTATCTTTCTTAAAGTCTTCAGCTAACAAAGACTTCATATTCTCTACATCTGCTTTATCTTGATCATTAACATCATCATTGATGTCAAAGAACATGCCTTTAGCGAATACAGCTTCTTCAAGATCAGCTTGTTTGTTATCCACTGCTTGTTGCAGTGCTGGTGAAATCAGTTTAGAGCGTTCAGTGTTTCTAGTCTTATCTTCATCAGCCCATAAGCCACGCCATAGACGTTCGTATTCATCCCAACGCTCAAGGAAGTTCTCATCTCTATAGTTCCTCCAATCATTACAGCGATCAGTAACAAACGCTACTAACGCATCCTGTGGAGTGATTTCAGATTCAAATTTCATTGTCACCAACCTATTGTAGAGTCTAGGACTTCATAGTCTTCTTCATCCAGATTCTGATTCCAATCTGCTACTTGAATCTGGTCTATGTAACTCAACGCATCAATTAAGTCATCATGCGTCTTAGGATCAGGGAATTGCATCAATTGATCAACAAACTTATTATTCCAATCCCCTTCGTTTAACACAATCCTACCGTGTTCAAAGCGACCCTGTAGTGACCAAACAATCCTATCTGCTTTCTTCTTATTACCGTGAGTAAGTTCTTCGATGCGAGGATAATAGTTTAACCTTCTCATCAAATCATTCATATAAGGCATCACTGCATTCTTCAGTGCACCTTTCTCAATCCCTACAGCATTAACTCTGTAGT